AGAAGTAAATAATCTCGAAGTTTTACCGTGTGGCATTAAGTCTTTCGAGACCTCACATAACCTAGAGCCAGGATTGTGCTTGATGTAGCTATAAACTACCTCAGACACAGCGTTGATAGAAATCTCACACAATTGGCGCTTGATGTTGTTCTTAAGTGTTGAACGAAGTCCCATGATCCTTAGAAAGTAGCCAGACTCAGTGCCTGGCAATAGCTAGGGCAGGACTCACACCTGCCTGTAGGTGTTAACCTACTAGCTCAGAAACGTGGCGCTTAGCGTTACCATGTGCCTTGAACATGACGACACATTTGCGATCAGCTTGTGAACATAATCCACACTCTGAACACGTCATTGTGTCATTAGTCTGTGCAGGACAGGTGACAAACTTAACACCCTCATGCACAGCAGTGTCAGTGTGATCACTAGGAACCACGCAAACTGCTGGCATTCCTTGATTGTAAGCAGAGACAGCATCAGCTTTAGATTCAGTGGATACGTTGACAGTGAAGCCATGGCGATTGGATCGCTTGATGATAGACTTGTTATGCTCATTTAAGACGTGGTGAGTGTATGTGAAACCACGCTTGCCGATGTTAGCAATAACAAGATGCGCCATCTTAGACAAGCTAATGTCACCACCCAGGTGCGGTAAGTCGCCCGCTTGATTGTGACGCCATAACTGTTTGGCTGGTAATGATTGAACAAAGTCGCATAGACCCTGCCAATCAGTGCCACGCTCACCATCAGATACCTTGCGCCAATGTAGAGCTAACGGTCCTGATTTGGCGTAGCATCCCTTATCATACAAAGCGCATGTTAATGGACACGATGAACGCTCAGTTGTAGTGACAGGAATTGGACCTGTTTTAACATTACTAGAGCGAGCTGTAATGTGAACACGCATTGTGTTAAATAACAGCTAACCTCAGTGGTTAGCAATAACTGAGCTAGGGTTTGCACCTAGCTACCCGCTTTTACGGATCAGTTGTCCCAGCTATCAACAATACGATGAGCTTCTGACTCAAGGAATGCCCAACATGCCCATTCCTTGTATTGTTGCAAGGTCTCGAACTCGTTATCAGCGAAGACCTCGTGCATAGTGTAGCCAAACTCCTCAAGTGCATTCTCAATCTGTGTTTCATATTCTTCATACTTATCATGTAAGTCAGAAGAATAAGTGAAACCATGCACACCAGTGTTGGCGCCGTGATTAGAAATATCACGGAGTTCAGCAAGGTCGAAGACCTCACCAAGGATGACAAAGGTCAGCGTGTCGTTAGACAGTGTTGCCGTCATGATCCTGAAAGATAGCTACTCTCAGTGAGTAGCAATAACAGGTAGAAGGATTCGATCCTAAGCGTCAAGCTTGCTACCTGTCACCCATGATCAAACAAAGCCTGTGGGTCGGCATTTGGTCACACTATCCCCTTATGGGACAGCTGACCCTATGCTGTGTGAATGTTTATTTAGTTGTCCAGGTGCTTGCAGCTATCCTACAGAGTCGGCTGCCCAGGTTGTGGTTGACCGGGTGACACTTAAGCGACTGGTTGATCAACCTACTTACGGACCTTTGGTCTCTCTTGGTTGATCGGTCAGCCGCTTGCCTCCCGATGACATAAGTAGATCACGGATCGGCTCCCATTACCACTAAGGTTTGGTTAAGGTCTGGTTAAGGTTTGGTTAGGGCGGACAGATTTTGAGAGGAATATAGGAACGCGCCTGCACGCGCGCGTTACATGTTAGTGCCTTTTCCGTGCCTACCAGTGCTTTTGTACTACTTCAGCGTGCCTTGTGGGTGGGGCATGGGGGGGTAGCGCCGGGCGCAGCGTTTTATAATAGACTTCACAAAATTATGCCAATATTTTTAGGTGGTTCTAAACACTCAACAACCTCAGTCGTTGGTACAACCACCCATCTAACAACCTTACCCTCCAAGAACTGAACCATATACCTGTCAGGGGCGCCTTCAACGCCCCCAACAATAGCCAATGACAACAAAAAACTACACATAATCAACACCACATAGCTTCATAGACATCAGGCATAGTATCATTAATCAGCATTCTACACCCTTCAGCAATCCTACGATGCTCTAATTGGGTCTCAGGAGCCGCTCTAAGGGCGATGTAATGCAACCAAGACCTGATAGTACCATTCATGTACAAAGTCGTGTCTGAGCCCATTGGAAGGACCTCTCGTGCACACTCTTTAGCGACACCATCTTCAAGCATACCTCTATAGACTTCTTGACTTAGGATATAGAGTTCACTAATCTTCTCATGCCAATGAGCTTTAGTATGAATATCCAGATCATCAATGCTGTTCTGTCTGTTCTTAACATCCTGCCTTCTAAGGTAAGGAGGGGATGGGAATGATTCTACTTCTGCATACCGTTGACTAAACTCTTGGAAGGAGAATGATCTGTGTCTTAGGATCTGAGCTGCTACTGCTCTATTGGTTTTAATTTCTACCACCATATTAGCCATTTCAAAGGGAGACCAATGCTGGTGTTTTAATGAGGTATTTAAGGAGTCGAGGGGCTGTTTCTTTATTATGTTGATTAGTAGGGTTAGACACTCTAGCACAGTATGCTATGAGTTCTTCTGCGTTAGGGGTGATGGAAACAAGACGTACAGAATGTGTCACTATTGTNANNNTGTGGTTAGGTNGCGGTGTGGTTATAGGTGGGTGGTGAGTGGATGTTGTTCTTATTGTTACCGGTACTATATATGAGTATACATGAGTATACATGAGTATACTAATAGTCTTATTAGTAGTAAGAATAAGAGTAATAATAATAAGAACTAATAGAGAAGATGGTTCAGTCGCTTCGCTCCTTCACCTCATCTTCCATTAGTAGCGATTTAAGAAAAGGAGGAAGTAATGTTTGTCTTTTACTCCCTCCTTGACCGCTGTTTCCACACAAGAGGGCACCACTCCCCTTGTTTTATGTGGTGGTTACGGGTTATTTGTCTATAGAAACCCAGTTATAGCCTTTGTTTTTACCGTTTAGACCTCTTGCTTTTTGTCTTTGAGTGTATGTCATTCCAAAGACCATGTGATTAGCTGCTGATTGGGGGTCATCTAACCAAGCTTGTTCAAGGTCTTGCCATTCTTCAAACTTACGTTTAGCTATCTCATGGTTAGCGGAGATAGCCATAGCATCTGTAAAGTACTTAACGCCTTGAGCTAGGGAGTCTAATCTGTCGTCGTGTTTAACTGCGCCTTTTTCACGGCACATTCTACTCATTTGGTAGAAGAGCATGTAGAGGAGGCGTTCTTCAGGTGGAGAGGTGGGGTTGGATTTAAAATCCCACTCGATAACAGAGCGATCCATAACAAGACGATGCTGATTAAGGACAGGTTCCAGGGCATCAATAATTCTGTCTTCTTTACGGACATTAGCTCTAACTTCTTCGATGTCAATGTTTTGTTTAGTTTGGATGAGGTGTTTTTTAAAGAGTTCAGCAACAATACCATCACCAAAGTTTGTTTCTATGAGTAGTTTAGTGACTTTATATTTTTTACAGCCTCTTAGTATGTCCAAGAGTGTGTTATCACTATATCCTTCTCTGTAAGCACGCATTTCATGCACGTACAGGAAACCGTTTCGCTGGGAGATATAAGTTGCTGCTGTTTCATCTGTGCCACGACCCGACGGATCAATGCTGCAGATTGTTTCGGAGTAGGGATCCCAGTTTCCTTGGAGCTGCATAGGACTGTAGAAATAGTCTCCAGGGAGCCCAACAGTGGGGAGGTCTTTGATAATGTTTTGGGGGTCTGAGCACCAGACAACTGACTCAGGAGCAGTACTAGGGTTGACGCTGGTAACGACAAGATCAGCCATTTTAAGGGGGAACTTTTCAGCATCACTAAGGGTTGTGTCCAGCATGAATTGTAGCATGAAGTTGCTACGCCCCATAGCTGCTTCACGTTCGATAAGATCTTCATCATTAAATCGTGCGGGGTCTGTTACTGTCCAGGGTTCAGCTCCATTTTCTATGTCTTCTGCTAGTTGTGGAGCTAGGAGTCCTTCGTAGTTAGCTAGTTTTTTAGGGTATCTAGCAGGCCAAACAAAGGGTCTGTAGTTACGTTCTGCTAGTTTACGATAGATTGTGAAGGTTGTCTGAGGTGTACCCAGAAACATAATTCTAGAATCAGCATGAGGTGTCAAGATAGATTCTGTTTCAGTGCAGAGCTGCAGGAGTTTTTCTCTCATGAGTTCTGTCATTGAGTTACCTGGCACTTCTACGTCATCAAGAATCATGAGATCTGCGCGGCTACCAGTAAGTTGACCAGTAATACCAACAGACTTAACTGAAGGAGCTTGGTGAGGTTTAGCCGGTCCAACATCAAACGAGACTCGTGACCATCGTTGATCATCTGATTTAGGTTTAAGGTGTCCAAGCCAAGTTACTTCTAGAATAAGGCGTTGACAAAAAATAGAAAAGGAGTCTGCTCTATCCTTAGAAGCAGATACCACCATAATTTTCTTGTCAGGGTTATTAAAAAGGGTCCAGAGCACAAAGGCTGCTGTAATCCAGCTTTTACCAACACCACGAAAGGCTTGGATTTGTAAACGTTTAGGTCCGTGTTGAAGGTATTCTGCGATGCAGAGCTGAGCCCGTGTTGGTTGTGGTAGTTTGAGGTGAGCCCAGATAGCGGTAAGGAAATATCTGAAGTCTGATCTAAGGTTAGCCTCAAGATCGTTTGTATGCATGTTATGTAACTCTCTATGAGTGGTGTCTAGAAGCGCCTGTAAGGGGCCTCTAGGGTGTGTTAGGTAGGATGACACCCTAGAGGAGTTTTAAGAGCCTTCTAGAGGCTTTTAAGCGCTACCACGGTTATAGGTAGCTTGAGCTTCTTTACGAAGGGTCTTGTTTTTCGTTAGCTTAGCCAGATAACGGCGAGCTTCTTTACCGATTGCTTGGTCTTTATACTTATCAGCAGAGTATTTACGTGCCCAAATCATACGCCCTTCTTCTGCAGTAGCAGCCCTTTTACGAGGAGCAGGACTAGGGGCAGGACTAGGAGCAGGACTAGGAGCAGGACGAGAAGCAGGAGGACGAGAAGCAGGAGGACGAGAAGCAGGAGTCACGTTACGACGACGTCCTACACCAGTACGCCCACCGGAAGCTTGATATTGAGCATCACTACGTGCAATATCAGCAGCAGTGCTACCAGAACGACCAAGAGTTGTACCTTTTGCTCCTTTTGAGCGGCGAGACCGAGCTTCACTTGTGGTGCCAAATCGACGATATTGGGCATCACTACGTGCAATGTCAGCTGCGGTAGCAGCAGGTTGGCTGCGGTCTCTACCAACTGTGTAAGTGCCAACAGGTTTACCTTTTTTATAATTTTTACTATAGCGGTCATAATGACTTTCAGGCATCCAATTGCCTTTGCCATCAGCAATAACACGTTTACCGTTAAGGATTGCGCGTTGACCTTGACGTACTACACGAGCAGGTTGTTGTTGCCTACGTTGTTGTCGGGATTCTTGACGTTGTTGTCCAGTTTGACGAGCCATGATGAATTACTTAAGTTTAGTNTTGTANTTTTTACCGCGCCANGTAAATGTAGACTTACCTGCTTTACGTGCTGCAGCAAATGCACGGTCAAAGTCTTTAGCTGCAGAAGACGTTGCTTTAGGTTTAGGAGCAGGTTTTGCTTTAACTTTAGGTTTTTGGTTGTTTGGACGACTAACCTNCTCTTTACCTTTAAGAGTGCCATCACCAAAAGGTCGTACAGCACCTTCTCCAAGGATCATAAGACCAGCTCGCGCCAAGGAAGGCAGCAAGCCAGCCCCTCCTGCAACCCCTGCTCCACGGGCGGCTGCACNTGCAACCCTTCGTGCTCCAGAAGAAGAAGGAAGTTTATTGCCACGTGCTTGTGGACGTGGGACATTACTTGAAGGTTTAGCTGGTTGATTCCTTCCACCCCGACGACCTGTATCTCCTGTAATAGCACTAGGTGTACGTCGTGAAGGACCTTGAACAGGGGCACTACGTGGTCCTTGTGCTCCTCGACGTTGACCTTGTGCGCCGCTTTGAGTTACCACAGCACGTCCAGACGTACGGCTAGAACGTGTTTGTGAAGAAGTAGGACGTGGAGTATCAGCTGCTGATGCTCTTGAACGTGCAGCTCGGTTAGAAGAGCTAGTACGACGATTACGGTTAGTGCGAGACTTTTTCCGTGGGTCTCTATTGTCAGCCATTATTTGATGTGGGATAGAATGAGTTGTTCACGTTGGGGATGAAGACCAAAAGTTTGTCTCATCCATGTAAGCCAGTTGTTACTTCCTTTATCCTGATTGCAGCGGGAACACGCTGGTACAATGTTACTAGTAAGATCTTCTCCACCCAAAGAACGAGGGTGAACGTGGTCAAGAGTAAGTTCATGTAGTTCATAAGTTTCTCCACAATAAACGCATTGACAGTTAAAGTGCTCTTTAATAGCACGCCTCCATAGGCGTTTAGCTTCTGGGGATGTCATGGTTATTAGGTTGTAAAGGTAGTGATCAGGACTAGGAAGTAACGGAGTCATGGCTTAATTTTTAGCTTTGCTCTGTTCCTTGCTCGGTTTTTAGACGGGTCTTCGCGGACGAACGTGCCCTTCGTGGTTTGGGAGAAGTCTTTGCCCCCTTTACCGTAGACACCGGCGTCTCTGCGGGCTTTGGTGTGCTTGACTCTGTATTGGGTAGCAGATTCTGATTGACCATCTTTGACAGCCTTCGCGTACTTGTGACGCCTAGCGGCTGCATTGTCGCGGTAATTCTTCGCACTTTTCTTCAGTTGGGAATAAGGTTTTTTACGAGGAGCCATTAGCGTCGGATTGCTCGTTGTACTTCATCAAAATCAATGGTAGGCATAATATCAGCAAGACCGCTGAGAGCAGAACCCTCAACGGCTACACCAGTAATATCATTTTTAGCTAACCAATCACAGGCTGCTTTAAGGTCCTGTGTAGTTGCTTCACCAGATTTAATGCGTGCTAAAAACTCCCGTGTAATTAGATTATGAAGTTCGTTAAATACGTCTTCATTAGCACGGTTTTTAGCCATTTTTTAATAGCATTTGGTCAAGTTTAGTCTCAATACGGATCATGTGATCTTCCATTTTTTGCATTGCAGTGTCAAAATCTTGTTTTGGAACATATTGTGTTGCAACACGTAGCTCAAATGTATCAAGACGTTGATCTATATCGTTTATTCTATTGTGTATTCTGTTAGTTAAAGCTGCACCTGCCGCTAGCGCAGCTACGGTAGCAGATACGACTGCTTCAATCATTTTACAAGAGGCTTGCTAGAGTCAGGTGCTACCACTCATATTCACTAATGTAACATGTACCACTGTTACTTTGTGTTGTTTTTACATGAAGAGTGGAGTTTTCAGGAACAGTGATGTAAATACGTTCATCTGTTTTTATGTAATGCTCACCAGTACCGCTATTTAACTTGAAATAAATAGGATGACCGTTAGCATGAAGACTTACTTTACGACAATGACTAGACAAAACTTGGCTAGTGTAAGTATCACCTGCTAAGACAGTATAAGCATTACCTGGAGTGTTATAGTATCCAGGATGCGTTAAGANNTTGTCGATAGTCACGAGTTCGGAAAAAGACCGTTACGAACAAATTCAACCGCTTTGTCGTCAATGTCATTATCAGTGGACTCAGCTAGTTTAGCTAGCAAATCTA